GGCGATCGGCTCGAGGCTGTCGACGCAGTGGAAGCTCATCCTGAACGTGCCGGAGTAGACCGCGGCGCCCGACGGATCAGGGCCCATCGCCGCCATGACGTAGCGTGTCACCCAGGCCGAGTTGCGGTTGCGCGCCAGCCGTTCGTAATAAAGCCGGCCCTGCGCCACCCGCCGCGGGTCGGTGATTTTCATTTTGAGGGTTTCGGGGGTCTGCAGCAGGTAACCCAGGTTCTCGGCCTCGGCCGATAACCCTGACGGCTGCATGAAGACCTGCCAGTCGGGCGGCGGGTCGAGCATCGCGTCGGCCCACGGCGTGCCTTCGGTCGGGAAGTTGGTGTCGATCACCACGCCGTACCAGGTGGCGCCACCGTCGGCCGGCGTCGGATATCGGCCGCAGCGGGCGCTGATCGCACCGATCAGATCATAATCGATCTCGATGCCTTCCGAGACCCAGATGCCGGTCAGGTTCATCGACAGCAGCCGGCGCTGGTCCTCGGGAGTCTCGAGCGGCAAAAGTAACCATTCCGACTTCACGTCGAGGAACTCGAAGTAGATCGTGCTGTCCGACACCTTCCAGTGGGCCAGCGCATTGAACCAGTGCGCGATGTCCTTGAGGACGGTGTTCTTGAGTTGGCTGAGCGTCTGGCGGCAAATTGCGAAGCGGGTGTAGCGGATCCCGTCGGGGGCTGGCCATTGCTCGCAGGCGCGGCGCAGCAGCTCGAAGATGACGCCGGTGGTCTTGCCCGAGCCGACAGGTCCAGCGATCAGGCGTATGAACGCCGCGCTGCGCATCATTTCCGCCACCGTCTTGGGGGCGTCGTAATTAATTTCCATCAGCGCACGGCTTCAGGCGTGAGGTCTACAACGGTACCCTCGATTACACTTTGGGGTAACTTTTCCTTGTCGAACTGTATCTTGTCGCCGCCGATGTTGATGGTGATTTTCACCTTGGCGTCGTCGGCGCTGCCGCCCTTGACGTTGGAGTTGTCGCCGATGCCGGCCATCCGCGAGGCCCACTTCAGCGCCTCGACCTTGGCGCTCATCGGCTCGTCGGGGTCCTGGATCATCTGGGCGACGTCGACCAGCAGTTCCTCGATCATGGTCAGCGCCTTCACGCCGATCCGCTTGGTCGCGCTCATCGGGTCGCTGGCGCTCCACACGGCTTGCTCCTCGATCAGCCGCTGCTGGAAGAACGGATGGTCAACCAGCCGTTCGAAGTCAGGCTGGCTGATGCCAAAGGTCTGAAGCAGCGTCGGGATCGGGATGATCTGGCGAGCTACTTCGCGCGCCAGGCGCGAGATCAATGGATCGCTCAATCCGGGCAGTTTGACCGCTAGATCTGCCATGGTGCCCCCACAGAAAGTACGTTAAAGTACTATCTGGCACTATGCGGGGGGTATAGTCGATGGCTGACGGCGTCATCCAGTTCCAGCCGCGCAACCCTTTGGTTCGCACGGTCTCGAACGCCGAGATGGATGCAGCCGAAGCGCGCGAACGCGAACAGCAGGCTCAGGGTCAAGCCGACGTATCGTCATTTACAGGGCTGGCCGGTTACATCCGCACCCAGTTCGACATGATGGTGCGCCACCGCAACACCCAGGCCGGCTGGTCGGATCGCCTGCTCGCCTGCTCGCGGACGCTCATGGGCATCTACGATCCGGTCAAGCTGCAGGAGATCAAGAAGTTCGGCGGATCCGAGGTATACGCACGGCTTACAGCGGCGAAATGCCGGGGGGCGACTTCCCTGCTGCGTGACGTGTATCTCGGCGCCGAGCGACCCTGGGCGCTCACTCCACCGGCCGATCCCGCCATCCCCAAGGAGGTGATGGACGCGATCGAGAAGCTGGTCGAGACCGAGGTCCAGAGCGCCGAGATGGGCGCGCCGGCGGTGCCCGATCCGACCGGGGCGACCCCTGGCACGCCCGCCATGCCAGGCCAGACCCCGCCGGTCGACCAGATCCAGCAGCGGGTGTTCCAGCTGATGAGCGCGGCGCGCGACGCCGCCAAGGTCCACGCCAAGGAACAAACCCGGATCGCCGAGGACAAGATCGACGAGATACTCGTCCAGGGTAACTTTTATGGCGCGCTGGCCGAGTTCCTGACGGTGCTTCCCGCCTTTCCCTTCGCCGTCATGAAGGGCCCTACCGTGCGCATGACGATGGACGTCAAGTGGCAGGGCAGCAAGGCGGTCCAGGCGCGCTCGCCAAAGCTGTGGTGGGAGAACCTGTCGCCCTACGACGTGTGGTGGACGCCCGGCGTGAGCAACATCGAGGACGCCTCGATGATCCATCGCCAGCGGGTTACCCGGACCGACCTCAACGACCTGATCGGCCTGCCGGGCTACAACACCGAGAACATCCGGGCTGTTTTACAGAATTACGGCACGCAGGGCCTGACCGAGAACTGGGACTCGACCGATGCCAGTCGCGCGGTGCTGGAGAGCCGGGAAAATCCGATCTACAACATGTCCAACCTGATCACCACCCTGGAGTTCCACGGTAACGTTCAGGGCAGGATGCTTCTGGAGTACGGCTTCACACCGGAACAAATCCCTGACGATCTGCGGGACTATGCCATCCAGGCGTGGCTGATCGGGCAGTATCTCATCAAGGTGCAGCTCTCGCCGTCGCCGCGCCGTCGCCATCCGTTCTACGTCAGCTCGTTCGAGAAGGTGCCGGGTACTCCGGTGGGTAACGGCATACCCGATATTATTTCCGACCTGCAGGAGGTCGCCAACGCGTCGCTGCGGGCGTTGGTCAACAACATGAGCATCTCGTCGGGGCCCCAGGTGGTCATCAACGAGGATCGTTTGTCGGGTGACGACAACAACAACGAGCTCTATCCATGGAAACGCTGGAAGGTGACCAATCCGGCCGTGTCGGGATCGACCGAGAAGGCGATCGACTTTTTCCAGCCGACCTCCAACGCGCAAGAACATATGGGCGTGTTCAACGCCTTCTACGCGCTCGCCGACGATATGTCGGCCATACCCAAGTACCTCTCGGGAAATTCTCCCGGTGGCGGTGCTGGGCGTACTGCGTCGGGCTTGGCGATGTTGATGGGCAACGCGTCGAAGATCCTCCAGACGGTGTGCGCCAACGCCGATCGTGATCTGTTCCAGCCGCTGCTCAGGAATACCCTCGACCTGGTGCTGATGTCCGATACCTCGGGCCTGCTCACCGGCGAGGAGGAAGTCGAGCCCAAGGGCGTCACGGTGGCGATCCAGCGCGAGACCCTGCGCCAGCGCCAGCTCGAGTTCCTTCAGCTCACTGGCAACCCGATCGACATGCAGATCATCGGACCGAAGGGCCGTGCCAATGTACTTCGCGCTGTGTCTCAGGGCATTGGCCTCGATGGCGACGAGATCGTGCCGAGCGATCACGAGGTCGATGCACAGCAGGCAATGGCTGGAGCTATGGCTCAGGCTCAGGGCGTCCCCGGCCACGTCCAGGCACCCCCGCCAGCTCCACCCAAGGGGCCAGGGCCTGCAGGCGGTGGAGGTGGCCCCCCGCCGGGCGCGCCGGGCGTTCCGGCCCAGCAGCAACCGCGACCGACCAAGCAGCAAGGTCCGATAACCAACGTGGCGCCGGCGCGCGTCACTGGCGGCGTCGGGTAATTTTTCTTAACCGGAGGGCAACATGGCAAACAACAATTCTCACAAGGACAAGCCGAGCAACTGGGGCAAGCTGGGCGGCAACAACTCGATGCACGGCTGGTCCGGCACTGGCACCCAGACGCCGGGCGGATCGTCCCAGGAAGGCAGCGGCTCGAAGAAGGGCATCGCGCCCAAGGCGGGCCCGTCCAACGTCATGGGCTTCTCGACGTCGGGCAACAAGTCCTACGCCGGCACCCAGACGGCTGGCCAGTCGTCGGCGATGCCGACAGGTGGCAACGCGAAGTTCGCCGAGGGCGGCTCGACCAAGATGTTCGGCAACCGCGGCAGCCAGCGTGCCGAGGGTGGCAAGAGCTCGCCCTGCTGACATGGCCAAGCTGTCGACCAAGCTGCTGATCGGGCGCGAAGACAACACACCTGCTCTTCGCCTGCCGGGGATGAACCGCGAGAGCACGGTGCGCCAGTTGAGATCTAATCTTGGCGCTGCCGTCGCGAGCGAGAAAAAGCCGGTGCCCAAGGCCAAGGGCCTGGGCTCGGCCAGCGCGCCGAAGAAACACGAGATGGGGGCGTTCAACACCAGCAAGTTTGGTTTTGGCGGTCCCGGATCCACGGAGCCAATCTGATGCCGATCAAATTCGGAAACCCGCTCAAGAAGGCGCCTACCGCGCCGGCCAAGGGAAAATCGACGGGTCAGGCGATGTTGCCTGACCGTGCCGCGCTGTCACGCCTGACCAAGGGCAACCCCGAGGCCCAGTCACTCGGCAACTACGCCAAGGCGACGCCGTCAGGCGCTGCCGCCATGAACAAGACCTACCCGGAAATCATGGCCGAGGGAGAAGACGGCGCTTCGGTACTTCCGTGAGCGATCCGCTTTATCAGGTCGCGGTGGCGGCGGTTGAAATCAAACGCGCTGCGCCGCGGGAATTCGACAAGCTGGTCGAGGCCATAAAGGTGCTCGAAATGCGCTGTGACAGCGAGTTTCGGTCTGCCAGCCCCAACGTGATCTTCATCGCGCAGGGTAAAGCACAGCTGGTGGTCCAGCTCAGGACCAAACTCGAAAACTGCATGGAAATCGTTAGAAGAGGAACCAATGGCTGAACCCGTAAGCGCAGCGACATTGCGCGCCCAGACACCGCCCGGCGCGGTTGACCCCAACGTGAAAATTCCCCGA